CTAGGTCCAAGAGGAATCATTCTTTTAGGTGGTTTTGGTAGCATAGGTCCAAGTTTACGACTACCTGGCGTTCTTCTTTCATTTGCTTTAGCAATTTCAGGCTGTCTATCACTAGAAAGTCTAAAAGGATTCTTTTTCTTTTTTGGTTTTGTAGGTCTAAGTGCCATGGTTAATCTCCTATTTAATGTATAGTGGGTTTTATAAGGTTTAGCAAGTCTCTTCCATTATGATCCATAATTTTATCGTATTCTTGTTCAGTAAGATTATTATGATACAACATTTTTGCTACACCCATCATTGCACCAGCTAAAAGTATCTGTTCTTCAGAAGAAGTAACCGCTGTATCAGAGAATATCATTAATTCGTTAAAGTATTCTTGTAGTTTAATTGTTGCGTTTGCCATTTTGCTTCTCTAAGTTAACATTTGCACGCAATTGTGCAATGTCTTCTTGTGAATCTATTTTATTTCGAGAAATTTGAGCAGTTTGTTGTAGTTTTGCAGCATCTAGTTCTAATTTTGCACTATCAACGCTTGATTTTCTCTCTTGATCCATAGCTTTAATGTTAATTTCTTGCTGTTTTAAGTCAATAAGTGGATCTGACCCTTGTTCATCAAGGTATTCTTGTTCCTCTTGAATCATTTTTTCTGTCATTTCTACAATTTTCTCTGCTGTTCTTGCTTCAACAACTTCTTGCATCTGTAATTGAACCTCTTGCGGTAGTTGACCACCAAATTGTTGCGTTTGTTGTTCTATTTCTTCTCTTAATTCTTCTTCAACCTCTTCTCTTGACTGTAATGAAACATGTTCCATAATATGTGACTCTAATAAAATTAAAGTTTGAGGGTTACTTTTTACTAAAGCGGAAGTCATCATTGCTTGATGAGCATCAATATGCGCCATGTGGTTTTGACCTCTAAATGCTTGAAGTTTTTGACCTATAATTGCTTGTGAATTTTCCATTCCAGGATCAATTGGTTGCGGTCGTTTAGGTGGCGGCAAAATACTTATAATATCTTTTACACCTAGTGCTTCATACATTCTTCTATAAGCTTCATACATGTTATGAGCTTGAGGATTAGCCTGTGCTAATTGTAATTGTGTTTGTGCCAACGTAACACGTTGAGCCATAGAAAATATATTTGGATCAGAAACAGGTAAGACATCAATACGATCATCAAAATCTTGTTGCTTGACCATTTCAAAACCTTGTTGTCCTGCTGGTTTGTAAGGATAACCAGGAGCTAAAGATTCTTTAAATAACTTTGCTAATATTTGAAATTCAACTTTTTGTGCGTAATGTAATCTTTTGTGAATTGCACTCATGACTTTTGTGCCACGTTCCATTAATGCCATCGTTGTTCCAACAGGTGCTCCTGCTCCAGCAGCATCACCAATTTTTTGATCAGCTACAGTTGCAAATCTTGTTCCTGCTTCAACAACAAAACCTAATAATTGAAATAATGTTTGGCTTGGTTCTTTGTAAGGTAAAGGCATGAGGCCTGCACGGAGATCACCAGATGGTGCATCAACGTCTCTAAACTCACCAGGTTGTAATGGTGAATCATCATCAGCAATTCTTAAACCTCTTGCTTTAAATCCTGCTGGTAAATTAGATAATGTTCCTGCATCAATTAATTGTCTAAGAGCTGCAGTTGCTGTTCTTGATAAACCACCAAGCATATGTATGAGACCAAAACCATAGAATCCTAATCCTGGTAAAAATTTATAATGAACAAAATATTTATTTTTCTTTTTAATTGGATCATCTTCTTTATAGTTTCTATAGACAGCAAGAACTTCAGAGGTTCCTTCGTCTATTGTAATTATGTATGGAACTTTAATACCATCATCTTCATCTACACCTGCAATATTTAAATCGGCGTGTATTTCTAAAAGAGTGTATTCATCTTCTTGACCAACTTTTTGAACGCCCTCAATATCTCTTTCTTTTTCCAATATACGATCTTCTTTGTTTGTATATTCAAGATCTATATCTCTGTAAAAACCAGCAACTTGTTGTTTTCTAACTTCATTATCACTCATTTTTACAATATGTGTAATTCTTTCACATGATGTTAAATCAGTAGCAGAATAAGGAACAACTAAATCGTCTGCTGATATAAATTTAGATACAGCTCTTTGTAGTCCTGCATCATAGTAAACTTTTTTAAATGCTGAACCTGCAAGAGGTAAGTGAAATAACATTTGATCTAATTCAGGATCATACTCTTCCATAACGTGAGTAATCTGATAGTTCATAAATTCTTTTATACGTTCTGCTTGTTCTTCTTTTGCTGGATCTGGTTTACCAATAATTTGTGTGTTTACTGGTCCACCTGCGGGTAATAATTCTTTGTAACCTTGTGCTTGAAATTGTGTAACACTCTCTGCTAATAGTGGATGTGTAACACCACTTGCGCCTTGAAATGGTTCTGATCTTTCGTTGTATTGAAATCCAAGTAAGTCTAATCCTTTTCTATAAGAATTTTCCCACTTGTCTCTTGAAGACCTATCTTGTTGATACTTCTCAAGAAGTTCTGACGATATTATATTTAATTCTTGCTCATCTATAAATTCAGCTAAGTTTGAATCAAATGACTCTTCCATTGGTTCCGATACATCACCTATAATAGCAGATCCATCTTCCATCATGGAAACGCCTGATCCTATTTCATCTTCTGCAATATTAACTACTAAAGCTTCTTGACGTGGATCGTCATCAGCCATGTTGGGTAAAATTCTTTTATCAATCGCCATAAGGTCTAACTATCTCCTCTTGTACATAACCGCCTTTGGCCATGTATGCTTTAAATGCCTCCGCCATTTCGGGCGTTAATTCTATACCGAAACTATCAGCGGTGTCAAATTGGTTAGCGCGCTCTACTATAACCTTTATATCAGAATTATCAATAATATCATTGGCAATAGCATCTGCTTGTCTACCTGTATTGCCCGTCCCAAGTATTTCGCCTGTTTCTCTGTTAACAACATTAAACACTTCTACTTGTTGATCGCCTACTCTAACTGGTAACACTTCAAGATTTACATTATTTTCTTTTGCAATACGTTTCATTATCTTTTCTATTTCACTCGTATAATGTTTGCCTCCATCTGTTACAACATCAGCGCCAGGCCCACCATAGAATTCATACATACCAATACCAGGATATTTAGACGGAGCTACGTCGCCTTCCATACCACCATCTACCCACTGTTTTATTCTTGCATCTTTATCAGCGACTCTATCTGCTTGTGATGTTGCTGATGATCCTGAGTGACTATATCTTTTAGTTACCAAATTAGCTGGTGTTACCGCATAGTAGTCTGTAGCATTTGGATCTCGTAGAACAAACTTACGATATGCTGCTTCGTAGATGTCTCGTTTAATACTTGCATCGGCCCACTGCCCACGTAATTTAAATGGTAGATTTGGATACAATTGTTTGACTAATTGTAAGTTTAGTTCTTCTGTCATGTTGTCAATAATATCGGATTGTTGATAGCGAACTTTTTGTGCCGCTTCCAACATCTCATCTGTAATCTCAGGTACAGGTGTATTCTTCAATGCTGTTAGTTGATCTTGTAAACCCATTAACGCTTGTAATTCTTTTTGTAATTGTGCACCGCTTGGTAAGCTTTCTCTATACACTGTTCCTTTGTCCGCGAAGAACGTCATCATATCTCTTTGTAATTCATTGTTAATCGTGTCTAACGGAACATTGTTTTGTGCCATGTATTTTATTTTTGCGGATAATCTACCTGCTGTTTTCTGTGCCGCTTGAAAAATATCTGATTGGATTTCATCAGCGAACGTTGTTGTCTTGCCTGTAAACTTACCACCTAGTTGACGGTCCGAGAGCCGCGACCAAGCAATCGTGTATGGTTCTTGCCAATCATGTGGAGATATACCAGGAGGCAATCTTCCTGGATCACCGCGCAAGTCATTCGGATCAATAAACAATAATCGTTCTCTGTCCGTGTTTGGTATTGCACCATATTCTTTATATCCTGAATATTTTAAACCTCTTTGTTGTCCGTCTAAAACATTTGATAAAAATCCATATCCCTTTGATTGTACATATCGTATTGGTGATTCTTTAAGTGCACCTAAAACCATTTCTCTTGAAATAGGTTGACCCGCTTTTGTTGCTCCTTCAATTATTCTCTCTAACTCTGAATCAATAATTTCTATTTTTGGTATATTACGTGATTGATAATACTTTTTAAAAGCATCTATATCTTTATATTCTTTTGGTCCTTGCATTAATTCGGCTTCTAGTTTTGAATAAAATAATTGTCCTGGTTGTGATTTTGTTACTGGTGTTAGACCATCATCTATTTCATCTAATCTTGTTAGATAAGCATCTTCAAGCTCATCTCCTGTTTTGGGTAAAATCTTTTCAATCCCCATTTGAATTCTTTCTTTACCTTGTCTAACCCAATTAGGTACTTCACCAAAAATATATTTAAGACCTTCTTTTCTGCTTGCTACTTCAACAGCTTGA